GTGCACGTGGCGCGGCAGACGCTCGGCCCCGCCGACAGTGACAACCGCACGCATGCCGAGGTGGTCATCGAGGCCGGCAACTTCGGCACCGTCCGGATCTTCTTCGAGCGGAAGCTCTCCCGCCACCACAAGAGCTACTACCACTATTGGATGGCCTACCGGGCCGAGCCGGTCACCCCGGACACGGCGCACGCTGATGCCGACCACGCGTAGCGGCCGATCGCGCGGCTTCCCGCCGGCGCTGACCAAGGCCGAGCTGCGCGCGCTTTACGAGCGCTGCCCTACCCCGGAGGTCAAGCGCCTGCTGTGGGAGATCGCCCGGCTGCAGGCCCTCGCCCAGCGCGCCCAGGATGTGGCCGACAAGCTGCTGCCGACGGAGCTCGACCAGCTCCTCGTGGCCGAGATCTCGCTTGAGACCGCGATTGCGCCCTACCTGCACGCCCTGCGGACCGCGCTCAAGCGGGAAGCCTGCGTCCTGGCAGGCCGGATCGATTACCCTGGCCCGGCCTCCGACTTCGGGCCGCAGCCCGAGCGAGCGCTCTCCGCCGGCGAGGCCAGGCGCGAGGCCGAGCGGGAAGCCCGGCGCCTCCGCGGCGGGTAGACTTGGATGGCGCGGCCGAGGCGCTGCGCCAACGATCGGGAGGAATCGCCGATGTGCACGAATTACGCCCCAGTGCAGGCCCAGCTGCTGCGCGACGTCTTCGGCGTCGAGCCGCCGCCGTCGGTGTGGAAGCCTAGACCTGGCGCGACTACCTGGCGCCGATTGTGCGCGCCGACCAGGCCGGCCGCCGCGACTGCGTGCTGGCCGGCTTCGGCATGGTCCCCCGGGCCGAGATCAAGCGACGCAACGCCGAACAGGAAGAGCGCACCGGCGCGCCGCCGAAGCTCAAGAATTACGACACGATGAACGCCCGGGCCGAGACGGTCGGCTCGAAGGCGTCATTCTCCGGGCCCTGGAAGAAGGGCCAGGTCTGCCTGGTACCGATAACCGCCTTCTACGAGCCCAACTAGGAGCACGGGCCCAAGTCTGTGCGGTACCGGATCTGGATGAAGGACGAACCGGCGTTCGGGGTAGCCGGACTTTGGAGGGATTGGCCGGATGGGGCCTTCACGTTCACGATGCTGACGGTGAACGCCGCCCGCCACCCGGTGATGAAGCGCATGCACGCACCGGGGAAGGAGAAACGCGGCATCGTGATCGTGCCGCATGGGCAGTGGGTTGACTGGCTGACGTGTCGGGATCCGGAGGTGGCACAGTCGTTTCTGGTGTTGCCACCGGCGGATGTGCTGGGAGTTGGACCAGCACCGATTAATCGCAGTTATCGCTAGCGATCAGCATTTCTAACAATCGCACCCAGTGTCGTAACAAAGCGCTGCGTATCAAGAAAGTAGTTAGGGTATGCAGTCCGAAGAGCATTCAATGACTCAGCCGTAACCAGCACGGCCTCAGAGCCGACCTCTTCCGCCACCTGCTGTTCAGCAATAAGGTAATCTCCTGTCGCCTTTTCAAGCATCGTTCGATGATAACCCGTAATGCGCAACTCAGAGTGTGACGGCCGCAGCACCATCAAGAAATAATGAGAATCACGGTCCGATGCCTCTTCAATCGTATGAAGCGCATGCCCATAATTTGTTAGCTTTGATATCACCTGAAGACCATTCGCCATATCCCGTACGCGCCCATACACATCACTTCGAGATCCCATTCCAGCCAGTGGGGGAGTATTCTCAATATATGAAAATGCTGAGCTTGTCCAAGCGAAGAAATCAAGCCACTCACCTTCGCCTTCACTAGCCTTCAAAGATTGACTCAGAAGGGTGCCAACAGTCTCTACGGCTGTGGCCCATGAGTGCTGCAACCTTGATCGGAGTTGCACCTCGATTTGATGGTTATTGTATGTACCATTCTTATCGCTCCTATACTTGTAGACCAAGTGAATTCCTCTATATCCGGAATCCTTTGGATTTTGAATATAATCCTTTTGATTTACAAGAATATGCTTGATATCACTCTTCAAGTATATGTCGCGGAGTTCCGCCACTTGCGTAGCAGTCGTCAAGACAGCTCGGCAACCGCCTAGATCCTGCATCCGCGACAGGCTCATACTAGGAAAACGCTGTAGCTTTCGGACAATTGATGGGACGCGCTTCAGTCTCTGCGCTACAAGAGCATTACCGTCAATCTTCCGCGCTCTGTTGCGTAGGCCGACTTGAAATGTATTCAGTGGAAAGTTGTGCGAAGCACGCCAGTTGTCCAATACATATAGTGCGGCCGTCTCCGCTGCGTTTCCAGCCTCTTGCCCCGCCAGAACCCTTCCGGCCTTGTCAACCTGACCACGCGAGTATTGTGGTTGTGCCCAACTCATACGTCCCTCCCCCCCTTCTTGTAATTTGGAAAGTGGCGTAAACGATACCATGTTGGGATGCAGGAATGCGATTTGCTTCATCATGCCGGTACCATAGCGCTCAGGTGAGGATTTGGGAAATCCATCTGTCTGTTACAACTTTCTAGTTCTCACCCCGCAATGAAATCTCCTCAGCCACCCGCCCGCGCATCCCCTTCGGCACCCCCTTCAGCATCCGATCGACACTCGGCGTCGCCATCTGCTTCACTTGGTTGATCAGAGCCGGGTTCGTCACCACGATCGGCGATTCCGGGTTCTTCTCGTTCCAGTCCTGCAGCCAGGCTGCCGCCCTCTCCTGCATGCCCTTGTCGCCCTCCGCCAGGCCGCGCGACCACAGGTCCATGATGTTGCTCTGGATCTTCTTCACCAGTGCGATGTCTTGGCGCGCCGGCATCCGGCGGCGGGTGTCCTCGGCGACCACTGTCGGCGTGAAGCCGGCGAACTTCACAATGGCATCGCCCAGGCCAACATCGCTGACCTTGCGGCCCTTGTAGTCGACTGCCTTGTCCGTCATGGCCATTTCCAGGCCGGCTGCGGCGTTGCCCCCCCTTCAGCGGGGGATGCCAAGCCTCAATCGCAGCCAACCTTTGCCGACAATTGGCCTGTTTGGCGATCTCTGCCTACTGCCCACCAAATCGAGCAACATGCGCGCTGGCGACCACCTCATCACCCCCAGAACTGGCTACAAACACCACGGTATATACGTGGGACATGAAAGGGTCATCCATTACTCAGGCTTTGCACAAGGGATGAACAGAGGCGCCATCGAAGAGACAACACTAGCTCACTTTAGTAATGGCGCCCCTGTCCAATGCAGAGAGTACGCCGTGCGGGTCTACAGTCCGGAGGAGACAGTCGAGCGCGCGTATAGCCGCATTGGCGAAGACCTCTACAGCCTGCTCTTGAACAACTGCGAGCACTTCGCGAATTGGTGCATCTTCGGCTTACCCTGGAGCGGACAAGTCAACTCCTTCGTAACTCATGGCGCCTCTGCCGTTGCAGCCTACCTTGGTAAGTCGGAACTGCAGCGCTTGGGCATTGAGGCCTTTTCTGAAATCGCCAAGAGCAAGAGCGCACAGTTCCTCGCGACACAGGCGGTAGCGGGCTTCGCGCTGACGAGCGCCGACTCTGGAGTGAAATCGGCCGTCGCTGCACTCATCGCGCAAGCAGCCTTGCCCTCGCTAGCTCAGAAGTCAACAGCAACCGCTGCACGACTTGCAGTTGGAGGACTGGCGACAGGGTCTCGGACCGCCGCGGGAGTGGCGGCCCTCGCTGGTGGCTCAACGCTCGTCGCAGCAGCAGCCCCAGTTGCGTTGGGATTGGTAGCTGCTTTCGGCGTTGCCAAGGTCTTCGACCTCTTCGGCGATTGACTACCGCGACCGAACTTCAGCCAGGGCGCACGCCCTAATCGGCACAGATTACCCCCTCACGCCACAGTTGGCTCTTGCCACCAGTGTGACCCACCGCCCAGCCGCACGCCCCAGTACATCAGCCACCGGCGCCAGACCAAGCTTCCACCGTCTTTCGGTGCCGCGCAGCGCAATCTCCCAGCGCCCCCAACACCGGCCCCATCACCCAAGCCTGCCAAGCGTCATAGTCAGCCACCACCGGCGCATCCGGCACCTCGCACGGCGCCGCCAGCGCGCTATCGGCAACGTGACTCACTATGCAGCCGCCGGTTTCCCTCCCCAATGCGGCCCGCCACCCAGCCGCACCCCCCAGTACATCAGCCACCGGCGCCAGGCCGGCACGCCAGTGACCGCCGAGGCCTCGCGCAGCACCGCATCCGCCACCGCACGCCGCACCGGGTGCTTGGTGTACAGGAAATCGTGCACCACTGCCGCCTCGTTGGACGTGCCGCCGGCCAGCAGGTAGACCACCGGCAGCCGCGGCACCGACGCCAGGTCGGTTTCGAACCCGGGCGGCACCTCGAAGGTCCGCCCGGCCACGTCCGACTGGTAGACCAGAGGCTCGACCAGGCGCCACAGGCCGTCATCTTGGCCCGTGGCGTTCTCCATGACCAGCTTGGTCAGGAACTGGCTCACGACGTCGCCCCGGCAACCGCCACCGCGGGCGCGGCCGGCGCGCTGGCCGGCGCCGGGGTCGAACTCGCCGCCGGCGTGGCGTACTGCGCGAGCGCGGCCGCCAGCGCCACCTGGAACGCCACCAGCCCGATCTGCACGCCGCTGCGCGCGGCCGGGTCGAGCGGAAGCACGCCCACCACCTGGATGGCGGCCGGCACCTACGTGTTCACCAGCGATTGCACACTCGAGGCGTCGACCGCCGCGCCGGCGGCGCACACGGCGCCGTTGTCCCTCACCAGCTGCGCCAGGATGACCTGCTTGGCCGGGTCGTCGACCGTCATGGCCTGGACCGACTGCAGGGTCGGCTGCACGACCGCGCAGGCCTTGACGACCTGAGCCTGGAAGGTGGCAGCGGCCTGGGGCGCGCCGGCGCAGCCGGCCAGGGAGACGAGCGCGACGATTCCTGCCGCGCACAGCAGCATCAGCTTCTTCATGTGACGTTCCTCTTACGGGTGAATGCCGCGGACGCGGCGGGATGGGACTGCTCAGAAATTCCAGCTGGCGCCGACCATGAGGCGGCCGGCGCGGTCGAAGGTGGCGGTGATCTGGGTGGAGGGCGGGATCTCGACGAAGGCGCGGCAGCAGCCGGTGACGTGCAGGTGCTGGTCGAACAGCGGCACGACCTGGACGTGCTCGATCACGGCACAGCCGGGCAGCGCCAGGGCGACCAGGCACGCGCCGGCGGCCGCCGCGCCGCTACGTCGCATGGTGGATCACCTCCCCCGGCGTGAACTGGTAGCCCTCGCGGCCGAACTTCTGGGCCAGCCACAGGGGGAACGGCAGCGCGTGGATGCCCGCGTCTTTGCCGGTGTGGTGCTGCCGGCAGAGCAGCAGCCCGTTCACCGTCATGTCGTCGACGAAGGTGTGCGGGTCAGCCGGGTCGAAGGCGGCCCAGTCGAACGCCGCGGCGTGCGTCCCGAGCGCGCCGGCGCGCGCGGCGGCCTGGACCGCCGCCCAGTCGATCATGTTGGCGAGCGACCGCTCGATCGGGTGGTGATGGGCTTCCAGCGGCTGGCCACTCTCCTGCGCCGTGGCGCCGCAGACGTAGCAGCGGCCGCCCTCGCGCGCGATCAGCAGCTTCTTCGTGCGTTCGAACAGCGCCGTGGTGGCACGCGGCTCGTGCCCGGGCAGCAGCACGTCGACCGCCAGGGTCTCTTTCTCTTCGTGGGTATCCGTGACGGCCATAGGCCCTCCAGAAATGCAAAGGCCCCGCGCGCGGCGGGGCCTGGGATGCAGGTGGTGCAGGTCTGGTGAAAACCTGCAGGTGGTGCAGGTCAGACGGCAGGCGGCGAGATCACCCGGAACGCCAGCTGGGCAATGTCCACCGAGATTGGCTGCGTGTTGCCGCCGGCGCTCGACGCGCCGATCAGGACCGACACGTTGGCAGCGCCGGGCGGCACGAGCAGGCGCTCGCAGATGACACCGTTCTCGGACGCGCCGGTGTTCGTCTGGCGCAGGTAGGCCGTGCCAATGGTCTGGCTCCAGCTGGCGTTCTGCCACGCCACGCCAAGCATCTGACCGAACGGCCCGGTGATCGCGTCCGCCGTGCCCCACGTCACCGCCGGCGTGCTCGCGCGCAAGCGGCAGGTGACCTCAATCACGCTGCCCGCCACGACGCCGCCGAACGCCAGCGACGACGCACCGACCGCCCCGGCGCTCGCCGGGCGGGTGAAGCGTTGCCAGTTGCCCAGGCACTGGCCATCGTTGACAAGCAGGCCCGTCACGCCGCTGGCCAACTGCACGCCATCGGCCACCGACGTGCTGCCACTTCCCGAGTTGAACAGGCCGTTCTGCAGCAGATTGGCCGGGTCGGAGTTGTAGGTGACCAGCCAGGGCGGCGTGTCCTTCTTCGCCGCCGCGTTGAACTTCGGGTCGGCGAGGACATACGCCGCCAGCGCGCCGCTGCCAAGCACCGTCGGGTGCGTCCCGTCGAAGGTGTACGCCGCCTTCAGAAATGCCGGGTTGTTCGGGTCTTGGAAAGCCGCATTGCAGTCGACCAGCGGGAAGCCGTACTGCGCCTGCATCTGGTAGACCAGCGCGTTCCAGGCATTGATGCCGGTCTGGCTGCCCGGCACGTTGCCGCGCGGCGGGATGGTCCACAGGATCGGCTGGATGCCGGCGGCAATCAGCTGGCGGATCATGGTCGTCACGGCCGCGAAGCCGCTGGCGATCTCCGCCGACGAGTTGTAGTTGTTCGAGCCGCATGCGATGACGCACGACTTGGGCAGCGGGTTCATCTCCAGCACCTGCGGCAGCTGCGACGCCAGCGCTTGTTCCGCGGTCGAGCCAGACACGGCGAAGTCGGCGCCGTAGCGGTAGCGGTAGGTCTGCCCGCTCAAGTAGCACAGATCGCGCAGCCAGTTCGTCAGGCCCGAGTAGGCGATCGCCGAGATGCTGTCGCCGACGCCAACGATGCCGACCTTCTGGCCGGCAAAGGTCAGTGGCGCCGTCACGATTGCCTCAGCCGCCGCGGCCGCGGATGCGGCCGTGGAAGCCGTCGCGGCAGCAGCCGTCGCCGCCGAGGCAGCAGACACTGCCTCCGCAACCGCCTCCTGCGCCGCCGGGCTCAACTCGGCCCCGGCCACGAAGAGGTTCCATTGCATCGGCGTGATGTCCGGCTGGGCGCCGACGCTCGCAGTCAGGGCGGTATAGGCCGAGCCGTTGTAGGTCACGCAGTCGTTGATGGCATAGGCCGCGGTCGACGACCAGGTGCCGCGCAGATTGATGCCAGCGCCCGGCTCGCCTTGCGGGCCAGGCGTGCTTACCAGAATTACGGTCATGCAAAGCTCCGGTGATCAGAATGGAGGGGTTTCGCTCAATGCCAACAAGATCTGGCCGCAGAGGTACTTCATGGGGCTGCCGCCGGGCGTCTCGACGAAGAGGTCATAGACGCCGAACGGCATCGCCCCGAATTGCGGCAAGGCGTACGGTTGTCCCGAATAGAGCGCTGTCGTCGCGCCAGGAACGGTCCAGTTCAGCTGGCCCAGGGGGCCGTTCATCGTGATCGTCCCCGCCTTCGTCGAGAGGTCGATCAGCGCAGTCGGGCTCGACGGCGCCGCGCGGCACTTGAGGTAGACCTGGCAGCCGGTCAGGTCCAGCGGTGTTCTGTCGTCGTTCTGCAGAACCAGCTGGACGTTCCAATCGGCGCCCTGGTCAATCAGGAAATCCAAGCTATCAGCCATAGGGATCCAGGAATGAGAAAGCCCCGCGCGCGGCGGGGCCTGGAGTATGGAGGGGCGGATGGGCGAGGCGCTCAGCCCCACCTGTCTGGAAAGGCGACCATCGGCACTGTCTGGCCGGCCAGCGCATGCGTGCAGTCGCCCAGGTACTGGATCTGCCCGTCCGTCACGAACGTGTGGCAGACCTCCGGCGGATCGCCGTCCATCGGCACAAAGGCCGGATCGACCGCGCGGCCAGTGCGCACCAGCACGCTCGGGGTAAAGGTCGGCCGCTCGACGTGGCCGTTCCAACCCCACCGCGGCCCCGGCCCGGCGCCGTACTGGATCGAATGCGAGACGCCGCAACCCGGGCACCAGAAGGACAGCACTCCGGGCGCCAGCTCGCGCAGGACGTTGGAGAGCGCCCTCATGCGGCAACCCCCAGCGCCGCCTTCGCGCGCGTCCAGAAGTCCTGGCGGTCGGCCCAGCCGTTCGGCAAGCCATCCTTGTTCTTCCCATTGATGGCGATACTCAGGCCCAGGAAGTCGCCGGCGTCCGCGAACCGGTTCAGGTTCTTGGTGTGCCAGTACCACCCAGCCGAGGCAGCCGCGGCCTCCGGCTGCTCGAGCAACCCGGGCATTGCGATCAGGTCCAGGCGGAGGTCGAACCCGCACAGCAGGTAGTTCTTGCGGCCGGTGATTTGGATCAGACCGCGCCCCATGAACCGCTTGCCGTCGCCGACCTGAGTGTTCCCCAGATCCGCCCTGCCCTCATACCGCAGCTGCGCCGGCGTTGGGCCCCAGACTTCGCGCGTGTACGCGAGCTGACCGGATTCGTGCGCGACCTGCGCCAGAAACGCGGCCGCGCGCGCCGGCGTGCTGATGTCGAACCGCGCCGCGGCGTCGGCCAGCAGCAGACCGTAGACGTCGGCGCGCCGCCCGGCTGCCGGCATCACTGCGCGGATGATGGCGGGCGTGATCATGGCGCCAGCTCCTGCTTGGCGTCGGCCATCAGCTCACCGATGTCCTTCCCACGGCGCTTCTCGAACCACCGCACGACGGCGCCGATCACCCACCAGGCCGGCAGGCCGGCGATCACCAGGAACAGCGCGCTGGCGTAGAGCATGCCGAACTCCGGCGGGAGACCGAAAGTCGCGCCCATCGCGCGCGCCGACGTGAACAGATCCGGCGCCCTGGTATTGGCGAACGCCACCAGCGCCGGGCCGAAGACGATCGACGCGAGGACGGACGACACGAGCCGGGCGAACCCCTCCCGCTTCGTCTTCGGCCAGAGCACCATGAAGCCCAGTGCCGCCGCAACGGCGCCGGCGCCGATTTGCAGGCCGAAGAGCTTTGCGGTGGCGCTGACGGCCGCCCCTGTTGCGTAACCGCCGCTGATTGGTTCGGACATTTGTGACCCCCGGAAATGAAAAAGCCCGCTCTGAGGCGGGCAGCGAGAAAGCCACCCGAGGGTGGCCATGTTTGATGGGGGAAGGACCCCATAGCGCCGCGTATAATCTGCGCGACTACGAAAAATGAAGAAATCATGGCCTCCGATCAGCCCACTACCGGCAAGCTCGACTACCTTGAAGGCCTTCGCGGGATCGCAGCGATCGCGGTGCTCGTAGGTCACTCGCTTGGAGCATTCTTCCCGCACCGACAGGCACTTGAGACTGACCTCTTCAGCAGCCTTGGCTTGGCCCATGTGCTCTACGATGGTGGCTTCGCAGTGCTCATCTTCTTTGTCCTGAGCGGCTACGTTCTGACCTACCGTGCTCAGCATCCGGATGGCATCCGCACGCTTGAACGGACAACCATCAAGCGCTACCCACGACTAATGCTGCCTGCATTGGGCTCCATCTTCCTTGCATACGTCTTGCTGGCCAGTGATTTGATGTTTTCTCAGCAGGTCGCCCCCCTCACGGATTCCCTCTGGCTCAGTTGGTTCTACAAGTTTCCGGCCGACCTCAGCGACGCCTTGCGGCAAGGCTTGATCGGCGCTGTCCTACTTGGGGAGACGTCCTACAACTCAAGCTTGTGGACAATCAGTATTGAGTTCTATGGCGCGCTACTTGTGATCGGACTTGCGATCCTTTTCAGGAATGCTGGCCTATGGCGGCTCATTGCCTTCGTGGCATCAGGGGCACTGGCGATATGGCATTTTGGAACGACTGGCGTCTACTACGCCTCGCTCATCGCTGGCCTCGTCCTCTCCAGCATACAAATGAAACGCGCCTGGCATTCAGGCTTTGCCGTAGCCTGCTGCGGTCTCGCACTCTTCCTTGGGGGCATCAACGATGGCCCACAATACGCTTGGATCAACGCACTGGATCTCACCGTAAATCGCCACGAGATCGACAAGGCAACGGCGGCGAAATCCCTGGCGGCAATTCTGCTTGCGCTGGCAATCCTGAAGAGCGGGGCACTACAGAACTTCCTATCCAGCCGCATCTGCAAGTACCTCGGCCGCGTATCGTTCTCCGTCTACCTGCTGCATGTCCCAATCATCTGCAGCGCAGGTTGCCTCACGTACCTGCAAGCACACTCCGTCATGTCACACCGCGCCGCCGGCCTTCTCTCCATTGCCGTAAGCGTTGCCGTGACAATGATTCTGTCGCACTTCTATGCGCGCGTAGTCGACAACGGCGCGATCTCGCTGGCGAGCAAGCTCGCAAATGGAACTCTCAAGCGAGACGACACTTTGACGCAGCAAGCCGCCTAGCCCATGCCGCCAGCCCTTATTGCGGCTGGCTAGGCCATACGATTGGCTGGACGGTCAGGTCGAGCCTGTTCAGGGCAACCCGAAAAGACTTCCATGCATTCAGCGCGGAGACTTCCGCCGTTGTTGCAATGCCCAGATCAACCGCGTCCTGCAAGGGCGCGATCCTAAGTGCCGCCTCTGCCATCAATTGGCCCCGCTTTACTTGCGCGGCATAGAGTAAGTCCGCTGCAGTTGGCCCCGGCACATCAGCCAAACATGGGGCGCCGTCAGCGCCGGCCCGAATTAACTTTCCATCTTCCTGGCCGGCTTGGAGTGCTTCGTAGTGGCTTTGATCGATCTCCACGGCGTCTTTCGGGATTGCGCCGCCATTGATTTCAGAATCATAGAAGCCTTGAGTGCTCGGGGCATAAAACATAGCCATACTCTTCTCCAATTGATTAATTTCCGATGGCAAACCAGCGGACTTGCTTTGAGAGGAGCGCGCCCGAGCTGTCTCGAACCACAACCCGGTATTGGGTCAGCCCGACTCCGGAGATATTGACATATCCGAATTCAGCATCGACGCTCGTAGAGAACTGTCCGACGATTGCAAAATTGTTGTTCGGGAATGCAATCGGCAGACTGGCTGTTTGTGCCCCGCCTGTAGGGGTCAAGCTTCCCCATTGCAAGATCAAGGGGCCGCCAGCCGTGGGGATTTTGATGTACCCGCCTGCGCTAAGGGAGGACAGGAATTGCCCGAGGCTCACCGCATGCTGGCTCTGTGTAGCCGGCGCTACCTGCTGCGCGCCACCAGAGCACTCCATCACGACCCATGCACCGTTCTCGCCGTTGACCGTCGATGCCACGACGTACAACAGGCACGCAACGCCTTTGGCGACGAGCTCGCCGCCTTGAAGCGGCTGCAGGCCCAGCCCAAGAATCGGCTTCGCGCCCAGGCCGTCGACGTTGAGCGTTGACGCGCCGGTGTTGGCGTTGGCAATCGACACATCCAGCGTCAGCCCGGACGACGTCGGGTAGGCCGTGAAAGCTGCCAAGTTGGAGACCACGTAGGCATTCGCTGCGCCGGTGTCGGCGAGAACCGGATTCTGGCGCGCGGTCACCGAGATCGCCGTGGCCAGGTTGGCCAGAAGCGTCGCGGTCGTGCCGTCATCGATCGCCGTCTGGCCGGTGTTGGCGACGATGAACTGCGCCAGGACCGCCGCCATGAGGCCGCCCTGGCGCCAGACCTTGTTGAGCTGCGCCGAGGGCGCGACGCCGGCCGAAAAGCCATTGGCAATCAGCGAGGTGAGCGCCGCGTACTGAGCCTGTGTCAGCACGTTGGCGCCCGACCCGGCAGCGAAGGGCAGGAAGTCGTTCTGGATGGGCATTGGGGTTCCGGAAATGAAGAAGCCGCCCGAAGGCGGCCTGTATCGAAGTGCTGAGGATCAGGCGGAGACCGCCCACGAGCCGGCGTCAAAGCCGGCGACGTACTGGTTGGAAACGTCGAACCCGAAGAGCGAGGTATCGTTGACGGACGGCACGACGTAGCTGGCGTGCACCCCCTCCGGCTTGAGCGGCAGATAGCCGCCGGAGAACAGGGCACGCAGCAGCGCGCTCGGGATCTCCCCCGAGACGCCCACCGTCATCGTCATGTCCTGGTTGTCCTGGATGAAGATGTTGCTGGCTGAGCCGGCGAACAGGTTCGAGTAGGCCGCCGCGGCGCCTGGCACCGTCCCATCCCAGCTGTTCGCCGCGATCTTGGCTCGGATCAGCGTCCTGAACGTGCCGTCATCGAGCGACGTCAGGCCGGTGCTGGGATCGAACGGGCCCTGCCAGTTGCCTTGGTCGAAGCCCAGGCCTGCGGTGTCGAGCGAGAAGTAGACGTTCAGTGGTGTCCGGACCTGCCGCCTGATGCCGGCCCACAGGCCGACGGCGTCGAGCTGCACGCCAACGGCGTTGTCCAGGTCAAATGCCGCCGGGATCGACTGCATGACGTTAATCTGGTCGCCGAAGCACTGCGCGACGACAGCCACCATGGCCATGAACTTCGGCTTGTCCGCGTGCTGGGCGGTGATCAGCGCGGTGTAGTCGGATGCCTGTGCCATGTCATGTCGCCGTGATCGTCACGCTCGCAGGTGTCGCCTGGCCGGCGTGGTTGAAGGCCAGCGGCACGTCCGGGGCGCCGGCGCCGCCGGGCCCACTCAGCGTCAGCGACGTGATGCGGAACGTGTTGCTGCCAGGCACTGACTTCGCGGCCGCCAGAGCGGAATCCCATTCGACGAAGCCACTTGGCGCGCCGCCGATCACCACCGAGTTGATGTATGCGGCCACCGCGGCCTGGATCGCCGCGCCGACGGTCGACGTGTAGCCGGGGAGCGCCTTCAACGTGATCGCGCAGGTGATGGCGTCGTACGTCGGCCGGTAGAAGCTGATCGGATGGGCGATGCCGTAGGCGTCGGTCACGTAGATGGTCGTCGTGCCGTAAGTGCCGCACCCCGGCCCCTTCTTGGCGGCGATGGCCTGCGCGATCGCCGTAGCGTCGCCGCCCTCCACCACCAGGTAGATCTTGTTGGCAGGGATGCCATTGGCATCGACGACGCTCGTGTCGTTCTCATAGGGGGTCACGCGGGTCACGCCTGGCACCGCCCACACCGCCCCGACCGTCCCCTCCAGGACCGTCCGCGACGGCAGCGCCGTCGACGTGGCCTGTCGCGCCTTCAGCTGGGAATCGGTTTCGACTGGCTCGCCGGCTTGGGCGGCACTCGCGTTGGTGACCGACTGCCAACCCAGCGTCGGCGTCGCGATGTGGTTGACCGCGCCGACCCCAGCCTGCACCGCGCCGGCCGTCTGGCAGGTTGCCGTCACGGTGATGGTGCCGCTCGGCGGGATCGTGACCGTCGTCGGCAGCGCCCACTTGTTGCCGTTGGCGTCTTGCGTCACGCCGTTGGTGATCACGGTGCCCGCCACGCCGATGATGATCTGGTCGACCGTCGAGTTGCTCGGCGTATTGCGCTGCAGGCCGTTGATCTTGACGACGCTGGACAGGTTCGCGCCCTGCGCCGTGGCCGGCGAGAAGGCGTTGTCGACCCGCCCGAGCTGATCGTCTTCGAGAACGTGCCACGGTTGGCCACGCGCGGCCGGCACCTGCTCGACCAGATTGGCCAGATCCTGAGGCACTACGGCTACGTGGTGAACGAGACCACGCACGACTGTGGTGTGATCGGCGGGCTGGCGCAGAGCCGCAAGCGGTTCCTCCTGGTCGCACGGCACACCGCGAAGGTGCAGGCGTTCCTGTACGAGCCACCTGTGCGACGCCTGCAGGGCGTAGGTACTGTGCTGGGCCGCATGCCGCTGCCCGGTGCGACCGCCGGCGGCCCGATGCACCGCGTGCCAGCGTTGCAGTGGAAGACGTGGGTGCGCTTGGCCTTTGTCGAGGCCGGCAGCGACTGGCGCAGCCTGAACAGGTTCTCCGCTGGGGTGAAGCGTCCGGTGCCATCACGGCTGGCACCAATCCCGGTCAGGGCACGTTCAGCGTCGCGGATCCGCGCCATGGCGGCACACCGAAGAACGAATTCCGGATCGTGCCTTGGCAGCAGGCTGCTGGCGCCGCTACCAGTGCACACGGCACCGGGCAGTGCGTCCAGGATCCGCGCGCTTCGACCGGCTTCGAAGGCGCTGGCAAGTACCGAGTCACCGGCTACGGCGAGCCGGCCGGCACGGTCATCGCGCGCAGCGACACCGGCCAGGGTGCATTTGCTGGGGCCGACCCGCGCCCGGGCATGCGCCGCGAGCGCGGCGATGCCTACCTGACCGGCGGTCACTACGGCGTGGTCGGCTGGGATCAGCACAGCGGCGCTGTTTCGGCAGCTGCCGGTCATGACAACGGGCGATGCTCGGTCGCTGACCCGCGGTTGCCCCTGGCCAACGACAAGCTGGTAGCCGTCATCCGTGCCCTGGATGGAACCTGGCACCGCCCCTTCACCACGCTGGAGCTGGCGGCCCTGCAAAGCCTTATCGATCCGGAGGAGATGTGATCGCCTGATCCGAAGGTGCAGCGGGAAATAGATACCTTCGACACTTACAACCGCGCCGCCCTGATTGGCCCCAAGGCCTTCAAGCTGGACGGCGAGAGTGATCAGGCCTGGCGCGAGCGCATCGGCAACGCGGTACCACCGGACGCCGCCCAGGCGATCGCTGAAGTGATGGGCACCACGCTGCTGCTGGCCGAGACTGGCGAGACCTTCAGTCTGTCGTCGACGCCGGTGTGGGTGCGGCCAGTGGCTATCGCGTTGACCGTAGCACAGCAAACCGAGGGTGCAGGATGCTAGCCGTTATCGCGAATCCAGGCCCTCCCCCAATCTCTCGCGTAGGAGACGGCTTCCTCTTCAGTCGCGAAGTGATCAAGGGATGGGTACAGCCGCGTAATCAACTCTGCGCCATCGTGGCCGGTTGTGATGCACACCTGGGCCCCGAACCTCCCGTCGGCCATAGGCATTGGATCGCAGTCCAGCAAGTACTCAACGTTGTTGTGGGTCAACTTGAAGCCATGTTTCGTCGCCATCACCATCTCCGACAGAAATGATGAGGAATCCTAGCATGCTAAAAGAACGCCCCATCCTCTTCTCCGGCGCTATGGTGCGCGCCATCCTCGATGGCCGGAAGACGCAGACGCGACGGGTCGCCACGCGGAAGCGCGGCTGGCCGATCCACTTCGTCGGCGGCGGCCCCGTGGGCGGCCCGGACTGGAACGACCCGAGCTGCTGGGGATTCGAGGATCCCGACACAACAACCTGGTGGCTCCTGAAGTCGGATGGGGACGGCTCGTGCCAGATCCCGTCTCCCTACGGCCAGGCCGGCGACCGCCTGTGGGTGCGCGAGACGTGGCAAGGCCCGATGTGAGATGGAGACTGGGAGGATCGCCCGGAAGATCCGCACTCGCCGAAGTATTGCGAGTACGCAGCCGACGGCGGCCCTCCCCCGGAATTCACGGACGCCGAGGACAACCTGCGTCAAGGCTGGAGGCCATCAATCCACATGCCCCGCTGGGCCTCGCGCATCCTGCTGGAGGTCACCAGCGTGCGCGTCGAGCGGCTGCAGGACATCAGCGAGGAAGACGCGCTGGCCGAGGGCGTGTTCAAGCAAGGCCCCAGCGGCCGGCTGCCTATCGGCCAGTGCGTTGAGCGCGCGACCGATGGTATCGAGGTCGTCTATATGCACCGCGGCATGGCCGTCGACGAGTATCGCGCTCTATGGGAGCAGCTCAACGGCCCCGGCGCCTGGGAGGCCAATCCCTGGGTGTGGGTGGTGGAGTTTCGGAGGGTCCAATGCGCGAACTGACGCTGGACGAATATCGACAGGCCCGCGCGGCCATACAGGTCGAACGTTACCGCGGCACCGCCCCGTCTCTCGACGACTGGGAGCCGGTCATGGTAGCCGGCGCGCTGGTAAGCCTGCGGCGCCCGCGCACTCTGGTGTGCAGCCCACAGGGACTGGCGGACCTCTTCCCGTGTCTCGTTCGCAAATCGGAGGCCCCATGAAGCGCCTGATCACCCAGACCCTCGTCGGCGAGGCCGGCGCCATTCTCTCGGACTGCGAGCAGTACCGCTACCGCCTCTGGCGCGAGTGGGACAGCAGCCGGCCGGCGCTCGGCTTCATCATGCTCAACCCGTCGACGGCAGACCACCAGGTCGACGACCTGACCATCACCCGGTGCCTGCAGCGCGCGATCGCCGGCAAGTACAGCCGCCTGGAAGTGGTCAACCTCTTCCCGCTGCGCTCGACTGATCCGGATGGGTTGCTGACGCACCCAGCGCCACTCGGCGAGCGCGCGGACCAGAACGACGCCGTCATCATGGACGCGATCGACCGGTGCGCGATGGTCCTCTGCGCTTGGGGCGCCCACAAGGCGGCGCCGACGCGCGCGGCCGAGGTGCTGCGCATCGTCCGGATGTGCGGCCGCGGGAACCTGCTCTACCACCTCGGGCTGAACCAGGACGGCAGCCCGAAGCACCCGCTCTACATCGCGGCCAAGACCCGGCCACAGCGGTTCACCACGGAAAAGGGCAACGCGCCATGAAAACAATCAAGCTACTACCCTGCCCGTTCTGCGGGCTGCCAGTCTAGATGAAGACCTCGCAAGCCTGGTCTGCCGCCAGTTGCACCGACGTCGCTTGCTGTAGCCACCAGATCGCGCTGACGCACCAGAGCGAGGACAGCGCGGCAGCGGCGTGGAACCGCCGCGTTTCGAGTGGCTTGGCAACAGGGAACTCCCAGTAAAATCACGGGAGCACTCCGGCCAGACGAACTGCGTTACAGCTCACCCTCTTCGTGCTTCTTCAGTGCTCTATGCAAAGCGTTCCAGGCAGGACCCCCTGCCTCCCCGCCAAGCTTGGCAGCACGAAGGACGTTCGAGCCTTCAAGTTGGCGGGCAATCCTGCCCACTTCAGTTTCCTGCAGATTTCGAATGAAGGGATATTCCCGTTGCAACTGCTTGGCGCCAAGTACGATCTCCGCCAGCCTGTTTTTACCGGCACCCAGCGGTAACTCCTGCGCATCATGAGCACTCGCGGTTCGACGCAAGCGCTTCATCTCAGATGTCAGTTTGGAGAGCATTGCATCCTGCTCTGCGGACCGCTCCGCAGTGCGCTTTGCTTCCTCGAGAGCCTCTTCCATCTTAGCAATTGCGTCATCTCGCTCCTGCTCCGATGCTCGCTGCTGCTCCGCCGCGTTAACGGCATAGGCTGACAGAACTTGGACGAAGCTTCCCATTTCGTCAGCTGCCCCAGCCATCCTGTTGAAGATAGTCAGAAAGTACTCGAGCAGGGGATCGTTAGAGAAATTGGGATAGCGAATGGTGTGGTCAATCTCACTCCAACCCTCCTCGAAAATCGTCCGGACCTGCACTTCCACCAGGACATCTCGCTTGCCAGGTCGTGTCGACGCAACGTAGTGAACCGAGCGGTATCCGAATTTGTGTTCTTGCACAACGAACCCATGCTTCCGAAGCTCTTCCCGGAACTCGTCCGAGTCTCCACCGCGAACGTATGCAACAGGGTCTTCGCACAGCTGCCACTCGTCACGAATGCCAACATCAACTGAAAAACAATCAGCTTTGAAGAGGTGTAGCGCGCGAATCCCTACCAGATCGGTGACGACCTTGTAGTAGTTTTCAACCGAGATGGTTCGGTACTTCTCTTGGACGTCCTCGGCAGCGCATTTGCGAATGATCTTCTCAAGCAGATGCTCCACATTCTTAACGCGGAACCGTACAGAATGCACGGCATCGATACGTTGAATCATTCGCGCGAACAGCTCGGCCGTCGTTACAAGCGATTCCTCGCTGGCAAGATGGTCAATGGCGATCGCTTCAAGGACCGCCCAATCACAACCGCTTTTGATCCAAACCGCCTCGCTGATACGGTTCCTTTCCAAAAATTGTTCTCTTGTCAGTTCGAACATGCTCAATTCTCCCGTTTATCGTGCTTTTGTTGCCGCGCCGTCGCCAAGAAGTCGGCCCAAGACTGCATCATTTGCCGGCGCTCGGGCAGGTACTGCGCGTGGATGTAGGCGGCGCGCACCTTGTTGCGCTCGACGTGCGCGAGCTGGCGCTCGATGACGTCGGGCCGATAACCCAGCTCGTTCAGCGCGGTCGACGCCAGGCCGCGAAATCCGTGTCCCGTCATTCGTGAGTGGTAGCCCAGACGATAAAGCGCATACAGCATCGTGTTGTTGCTGATGTGACCGCCGCGTCCGCGCCCGCTGAAGAAGACGAACTCGCGCCGGCCGGTGAGCTCGCGCAGCTCGGCGAGCACCCGCAGGGCCTGAGCGGACAGCGGCACGACATGAGGGTCACGCATCTTCATCCGCTCGGCGGGAATGCGCCACTCCGCCTTGTCCTCGTCGAACTCTTCCCAGCGCGCCTGGATCAGTTCCTTGGTGCGGACAAGCGTGAGGGTCATGAGCTGCAGTGCCAGGCGTGTCACCGGGTCGCCCGAATAGGCATCAATGTCGCGCAGCAGCTGCGGCAGCTCGGCGAGCGGGATTCGAGTCTGGTGTTGGACGGGCGCCGAACGCAGCGCCGAGACGCTGTCGATGTCGGCCGCGGGATTGCGGTCGCACACGCCGCTGATGATTCCGTAGTGGAAGACGCCGCGCATCCGCTGCAGCAGCCGCTTCGTCGTCTCGCGCACGCCGCGCGCCTCGACCTTGCGCAACACTTCCAAGATGGCAGGCGCCCGAATGTCAGCGACCGACATGGCCCCGATCTCCGGAAAGACCTCCCTTTCCATGGAGGCAATCACCCGGGCGGCGTGGCTCTCGGTCCAGCTTTCCTTCTGCGTCTCGAACCAGCCGCGGGCCACCGCCTCGAATGAATGGCCAGCAGCAATCTTGGCTGCCCGGCGCCCTTCTTCCTTGACGACACCCGGATCACGGCCCGCGGCCACTTGGGCGCGTGCTGCCTCGCGCTGCGCGCGCGCCTGGGCCAGGGAAACCGTAGGATAGGCCCCGAAGCCAAGGCGGCTCTCACTGCCGGACGGCCGGATGTATTTGAAGCGCCAGAGTTTCCGCCCGTCGGCCATGACCTCGACATAGAGGCCTCCCCCGTCGAACAGCTTATAGGGCCGCTCGCGCGGCTTGGCGTTGCGGATCTTCGTGTCGGTCAGTGGCTCAACGGTACGGGGCACCGGGAATGGGGGCAT